ATATCAGAGTTATATGTTATATCTGCTGTATCACTAAGATCTGTAGAGGCTACACTACCAAGGGCTACGGTAGGGTTACCTGTTACGCCAGTACCATTGGTAATAACAATCTTAGCATCAGCAGCTGTAAGGGTTCGACCTGCATAGTTATCTGTTGCTATCTGACACATGATACCATCAGTATCAAATGCTTCTAAGTTAGTAAGGCCGGTACCTACCACCGCTCCGTTAATGGTAGTACCAGTAATAGTAAGGCCAGTACCTAGGGTTAAATAGGCTGTAGCTGTAGCACTATCATCCCAGAACATAATACGATCAGCCCCAGGGTCTACTAATGCAGCTGCTGTACCACCGTTAGCTAGAGGCAACACACCTAATACAGCACTAGCAAGGGGGATCTGTGACCCACCACCTACAGTACCATCATGGTTATGTCCGGTGTTCTCATCCATAGCAGAGGCTAGTTGATTGAACTCAGCGTTGAAGATAGCGGCTGTTACACTACCTCCACTAATAATAGTGGCTGATGATTGGCGGGTGAATCCTATAGCCATGTTATCTGCGTCCTTTAGTTGTGAACTCTAATATTAGGTTATCTATCTGATGGGGGAGATCAGTATTAATACCTGTGAATTCTAATGTTACTGTGTATCCTGAACCTTCTAAGCGTGTACCTGTTACAAAGGGTTCTGCGTTACCAGCAAATACGATTGAACCGAATGTAGAAGAGGCTGCATCAAATGCTGCTGCATCTCCTTGTACTACGATACTCTTAGCTGCGGGTTGGATATCCTCGTTGTAATATTCATCTAGGATGACACGTACTGTGAGGTTTGTATTCTGTTCTGTACGGATTACTGAACGTAACCGATGAATGACTTTACGTAGGTTAGCATCATTAAAGATTAATGGGGGTGTCTTATATACAAATGGTATAGCTGCACCATCTAGGTTACCACCTACTTCCATACGATACACATACCCATTATCTGGGTGACCGAATACAGTAAGCTCAGTGTCATTAATAATACGAGAAGCTGAACAGTATACTGGGAAACCTAAGGTCTCACACCATTGGTACTGTTCGTTATCTTGTGTGGGGCGTACCTTCCCGATAAAGCCTTGTTGGGAGCTATCGTCAATATCAGCTGTATGATAGAACATACGGTATTCAGACTTGGCTGATACAACACATGAGGCGTACACAGCAGGGGCACCAGCTATAGCCTCTAGCACTAGGGGTTTAATCTTGTTGGATTGTAGACCCAGTTCAATATCACCGATACGTTCTGTTGCAGCTAATGATCTCATCCCATCGGGTGCAAGGAAGATAACGTCACCTGCAATCTCTTGGATAGTATCGGCTTCTATACAACCAATCTTAGAGGTAACATCCCTCATGATAAAGTCAGCGGAAGATGTGCCTCCTAGTTTCTTAATGGAGTTCTTACAGAAGATGTAGAGTGTATCACGGAAGGATTGTAATCCTACTACTGTGTCACCTACGTTTATTTCTATAGCACCTGCCCCAGCAGTGAAGTCAGTATCAGCATTAGGAGCAGAGATACTAATAGCAGACTCGTTACCATACCCCGAGAGGACAAGACGCGAAAGATGTAGGGCGCTATACTTAGGGTTAGTAGGAGTGCCAGTACCGTTAATGAGTGTGTCAGATGAGCCATCATATTTCAACGCTGGGTTAACACCATCTGTAATGATGGCTGTTTCTTGTACGAGATTGTACACGGAGATTCTTGCTTTAGTTACTGCACCATTACGGGCGACAGTACTAATCTTAGTCCATGTAGTGCCAACACCATAGTAGACTATGTTGTCGTTGACTAGCTTACGTACAGCTATGGAGCCAGAGAAGCAAGGATGTACACCTGTTATAGGTTCACCTACTGTTCCTGGAACCTGAGTCTCTGAGTATTTAGCGTAGCCTAGGACACGTTTATAACCCACCTTATCGGCAGGTACATAATTGACTAATCGACGTGCAGTACCAGCTAAGGCTGTACCCTGATTAAGTAAATCAGATACAACATCTAGTCCACCATCACAGACGATATTGAGTGTTTCTATTCTATCCATTATCTAGGTACTATGTTCTGGAATTGAGGAATAAGGATACGTCTCATCTTGTTGACGTTATCCGCGTAACGGTTCTGGGCTAGTGCAGCTTGTTCGATGTTATCACGGAACATGTAACCATAATGTAGTGCCTTGTCTACGATCACCTGTTCAAAGGCATCAGGTATTACTGTTACATCTCCATAGGCTGTTAGAGAGGCAGGGATAGTGAAGTATTCATACCGTACTGTATAGATTAAGTCAGGGACAGGGGTAAAGAGAACTGTGTTATCGGGCTTACGTACAACCTGTTCAGGTTTAGTGTAAGATTCTGTAGTCGCTTCCTCATCGTTTATACGATAGGTGCGATTATATACTTTATAGGCTAGTACTGGTAGTTCGTCATGGGTAATATCAGCACCAACATCACTGTCAATACTGAAGGTGTCCCAGTCTACTACTGTAGCGTTAGCGTGTAACGTGTAGGCAGTCTTCTGTCCTACTACTGTTGGTAAGGTAGTTTCATTCCAGGCGAAGGGCCAACGTGCATCCTCCTCTGTATGGATATCAAAGATAGCTTGGTTAACACAGTCTTTAGCTTCTTGATAGAAACCATCAGCTGTACCGAAGTTAGATGAGGTTAAGTTGACTTCATTGAAAGCCTTCAATACTCTATTAGTTAATTGTAAAAACGTCAGTGACATGTAATCCTCGGGTGTAGTATGTTAGGAAGGAGGAGGATCGCTTGACCCCCCTCCCATTTGTAGACCTATAGATCAGGTGAGACACCTAATGGAATAAGGCTAGTATCCATCAAACCAAAGATGAATCGAATCTTACCAGTAGCAACACCTGCTCCGGTTAGCTTCAATCGCAATGAGTCAGCTGAATTATACCCACGTTCTGACACGGCCAGAGTGAATACAGTACCAGCAGTATAGGTTGTAGCGTTAGTTACAAACCTATCCATGTCCCCACTATCACCGATATCGATACGAGATGTAGCACCAAGTACTACATCCTTCGTAATCTCAATCTGCTTTAGTTCTAGGAATGAATCAGCTGGTGCAGTGACAACTTCGATGTAGTCGGTAGTTGCAAAGCCTGCTGCTACAGCGGCGGCGACATCAATCTCGTGAGAATAGAAGTCCATCCCACCTTTGATATTACCAGTAGCAACATTGCTTGAACCACCAAGTTTAAGAGTAGTTACATTAGACATAATGTATATCCTTTCTAATTAGGGTTCTAGCTAGCAACGTCAGCAATAGTTACATGCATTGCAGTCAAGATAGAAGGACGTAGAACGTCATCACCATAGACATGCAAACCACGATGGATATTACCAAAGTCGTTAGGGTTAGTAAGAGTCTCGTCTAACACTAGTTGCTGTGCAGTAGCGTATGCAGATACGTGACCAGCCAATAGTACTGGGTTACCAGCAGCATTAGTTACAGCGTTGTTAGTTTCGAACATAGTGAAACCATGTAGAGACTTATCAAGAATACCCTTATCACGTAGGAGTGATTGAGAGTCACCAGTTACTTGAACTTCGATTAGCTTACCAGCCTCACGAGACAATGCGTTAAAGAACGCAGGAGATGCTACAACCCAACGACCTGAGTTAGGTGCGCTGTTTTCTGTTAGCGTCTGATTCAAGAATGCTAGTGCATCCAATGGAGTATAATCGTTAGCAGCACCATAACCAATAGTCTTCTCAGAGCTAGATGCTCCGATAACATTGGCGGTTGCCACTGCTGCGAAGATGTTAGCTAGTACGGCTTGGTCATATGCATCTTTAAGTTCGTATGCAGCTGACTCACCGGCTAGTGATTCGTAATCGACATCAGCCTGAGCAGCAAGAACGGCATCAATCTCGAACTGGTAGTAGTTACCTTGATCGATTTTGATAGTGACCTTGTCATCAGATAGGTTCTGAGTCTTTAGTTTAGTACCACGTTTGTACGGTTGTACAGTGACTTTTGGTTGTTTACGGATATGAACGGTATCGCCCTGTTTAGTAATTTCACCTTGATACTCAGAGGTAGTGATATCATCCACGATAGAAATTTGGCGAAGGTAGTACAACGCCTCTTGGTGGAATAGATCAGGTGAGTAATTACCATTAGGGAAGTTACCGTGTCCAGCCGCTTGCGGATATGGATTAGTAGTCATGTTGATTTCCTTATAACTTGATTAAATGGTTAATTAACTAGAGAAATCGAAACGATTCTCTGCTTTAGCCTGCTTGATCTCATCCCGACTTGCTGCGTACTGTTTAATAGTCAGCTTAGAAACTTCACTCTTAGTCCAAATCTTAGGGCCAGTAGGAGTTTGATGTTGCTTACGTGTAGACACGAATGCTGCATCGGCTTCCGACTTACCTGTAGACTTAGGTGTAGCTGTGATACCTTTGTCTGCTTTATACAGACCAATACCACGAGCGATGTCAGTTACGTTAGGGCTTTCTACTAATGCACGAGTAGCTGGAGTTTGTTCATTGAACCACTCTAGCCATTCAGGAGACTTTTTAATTGCTCCCGCATCGGGGTGGACTTTAAGAACCTCGCCAAATAGTTCAGCCGACTTTGTTGTGTTACGGATCTGAGCTAGTTCTTCACGAGCTTTCTTAACTTCTTCCGCTGTACCTTCATTCTGTTTACCGATTAAGGTTAGAATAAGGTCTACTTGTTCTGGATGAGTCTTCTTCCATTTGGCAAGTTCAGCATCCGTCTTAGGTAGTTGTACTGGTGGGGTGTCAGCGTTTTCGGCTTTCGTATTAGCAGCATCACGTTCTTCTTTTAACTGTTGAATGTAAGTCTGCTGATCACCGAAGCGTTTCTTCCAATCAGTACCATCAGCGGGTTGTTCAAGCTTGGGGTCACCACTTGAAGGGTCTGAGCTATTTCCACCGTCTACGGTACCCATTGCGCCTTGGGGCGTTTCAGGTTGGAGAGTCTCTGGAGTATCTTCTGGGTTGGGTTGACCGGCTTTCTCGGGGTCTTCTGTTGTCATAGCGTGATGACGAGCAGAGGCACCTTTGGCGGCACGTAGTCTAGCTAATGCTGGACTGATCTCGGTCAGGTCTTGTCTTTCTTTAGTCATGTGTAGTCCTGTTGATTAGGGGTTTGCTTAATTGCAAAGTAGCCTATCAGGTGTAGGTGGTAGGGGTCTATGATAGAGTAGCCTACATTGCTCCCATTACGCCAGAGGGGCCAGCAGGTGCTGGTTCTGGAGATGGGGCAGCCTCGGGGGAGGCTGGTTGTTGAGCCTGCATCTGGTCAACAATCTGTTGAGCCATCTTGCGAGGCATCGGTACTAGGGCTAAGTTGGGGTCAGCCATCTCCCCTAGTACATTGGCGAGTGCAGGAGATCCAGTGATGGCTCCTACTAGCTGCGCGAATTCTGGGGTTAGGTGAGCTGCTACCTTACGTTTAGCTTCTTCAGGGAGCGAACCTAACTGTTCATTTAATATAGCTTTGAGTTCTTCAGTTTCAGCCATTGCTTCTTCTTCAAACTCACCCTCAGCACCGCTTACATCTTGAGTTACATCTTGACGTTGGCGATCATCTAATTTATCCAATAGTGGTTGCATTGTAGCCTTCTCTGTAACGGGTTAAGAATGTATCGAATGATTCTGTAGTAGCTTCTTTCTTATCAGGAAGGAACATCTGAGGTCTGACGAACTGTCGTTGTCCACCACCTTGTTGTTGTCCACCTGCTGGCTCTGAGATACTGGAGATAGCTGTATCTAGTGCAGTATTAATATCTTCATCTGACATATCAGGGTTGTGCCTACGAAGGGCAGTGTCTCCTGACTGACGAATAGCAGCCATCATCTGTTCAGGATCATCAGGTTCGAAGGTGTATACTAAATCACCATTATATGTAGAGTGACCCTTCTTATATCCGGTATCTACTGCAATGAATCCGGGGCCATGATTGATATCATATCCTGACTGTATACTTAGCTTAGAAAAGTCAGTACCGGTCAGGGTATGTAATTCTTTAGTGAACATCTCCATAGTATCTCTCATCTGGGTACCAAACTTAGCATCAGCATGTTTATTACTGATCTTACCACCATCGATGAAGCTACCATCTGCCTCAATACCGAAGTCACTACCAAATACGGAAGCTGGGTTAGGTGTCTTACCACCACCAAAGATGCCGCCGATAGCGGAACCTAGGAATGAACCAATGGCTGCCCCAACGAATGGTACGGGGATAACTGCTTGGCCGATGAGTGCACCTGCCCCACTAGCTACACCATTTACAATACCATTACCACTTGCGAGACCAAAGGCATCTGCTAGATAACCACCAGCGAACCCACCTGCAATATTAGCAGGATTAAACGAGGCTGATAATTGATCTGTAATACCATTACTACCTGCGAAGATAGAAGAAGCATCAGAAGAGATAGTAGGTAATCCGAGGATAGCGTTAGCGTCAGCTACTGAATTCCCAATACCGAATACATCAAATCCAAATTGATCTATGATAGGAGATATACTATTGTTACCAATAAGTTTACCTGCCTTAGAGATTGTACCTACATCAAATGAACTCCCACCTTGTCCAGCACTGTTAGGTGCGTTGTAGGAAGGAGTCATTACCCCACCAGAATTAGGTGTATACCAAGTCTGGGGTTGATATGCAGATGCACCATGATACGCCGTACCAAACTGTAGGGGCATCAACTGCGGGTTCTGTGCCGCTGTATCGAAACTCTTTGGTGCGTATGATGTCATTATAGCCTACGGTTTAAAATGTTCTACTTTAGTGTGAAGGTCTTGGAGTTGGTCTAGTACCTGTAACTTACCCTGATACTGGGCCAGTATTAATTCCGAGGTTGCCTGGGTTAACTCCATCACTGTTATCTGGCGCAGGTTGTCCAGTAGGTTCTCCACCGCCTCCCATGCCTCCTGATCCATTGACCTGAGGAGGTTGGCCTGTATTTCCTTGGTTAGCATTCATTAACTCCATGTATTGTTTAGCCACCTCTGGGTCGTTAGTAACTTCATCTGGATCTAGATCTAATGTGATAGCTAGCTCACGGAGGATGTTACGTACGTTAGCATGGGGTGCTAGTGCTGGGTTGGCTGTCATTTGTAAGAAGGTAAGTAGACGTTGTGATTGTACTTCACGTTGTGCTAAGGCTGATGTGCCACTAGCTATTACTTTAATATCTCCACGTACCTCTGGTTTATCTTCGTTGAACTGCATGTTCCAATTGAAGAAGGCTAGTCCTATAGGCTTTACGATGTGTCGATCAATGTTCTTAATGACGGTACGGATACCTAAGTTACCACCATTCATAATCATGGATAGTGAAGTAGGGGAACGTCCTGTACCACTGATACCCGTCTGTCCATGTAGGATAGAAGGAATACCTGAACCTTGATCAGCCCACCTGTTAGCTTCACCAATCATTTGGAAATGCTGAGGGGCTGTATTGTTTACACTGATAGGATAGATACTCTGTCCTGGAGCACCACCTTGCTTACGCCATACTTTACCGGCGTAGATAGAGTTGTCTTGTCCTGGAACTAATTGGTTCTCATTCACTTCAAGCATCACACTACCCGCTAGGCGGAGGTTATCTTGCGCTGCACGAGTATGGGAGTTGATCATATCTTGAGCATCGTCCATGTTAGCTGGTACACCTGTACCCCAGATCTGGTACTTCTGTGCCTCGTAAGGTACGAATAGATAAGGTACACGTTCAGGGATAAAAGGGTTAACAGATAACTTAACGGCATAACCACCAACGACCCAGATACATACTTGCACTAGGTCATTATCTTCTATGTCTTCTGGGATATTGTCGATACCATACATACGGGCATCAGCTGCGGGTATGCATCCCCAGAATTCTAGTACATCATAACGATTGGTACTTGTTGCATCATTGTGGTTTCGTAGTCTTGATTCCCACTGCTCAGGTACTGAGTCAGGAGAGCCACGTAGTACTATGTCAAGTATATCTGTATCGAATCCGGGCTGGGACTTGAGACGTTGTACTTCCATCTTGGTCATACGGTGACGTTCAACTACATACTCTGGGCCATCAGATAGTGTAGCATAAGGATCTGGATATACATCCCAGATAGAAGGACTGTTGATCTTAGGTCGGGACTTAAAGGTAGGAGTGAACTTAGGCTTCTCTCCATCTACATGTTTCCAGTTAGGTATCATTTCTCTATGAGTAAATGGGCCTTTAATAACGCCAGTACCAAATAGAGATTGCTCCCATACCATCTTCTCTAGTTCTTCTAGGGAATCTGATTCTAGGAGTTGATCTTGAATTAGATCTGTCATCTTATCAGCAGCTGATTGAGCTGGTTTGAATTCAGATGCAGTGTTGGGGTCTGGGCTGTCTCCTTCAATGAAGCTCTTACCTTTAAAGAAATTAAAGATAGACTTTGAATTCGTTCCAGGCTTTAGATCGTTACCATCTCCTGGATGACCGTAGTTCGCTGCTAGCTCTTCTGCTGTAATAGCGTCTGGTGAATTTAAGTTATCAACATATACTGTTTCAGGGATACCCTCTGGTACTGGGGTCTCTTGGATGCGTAATGGGAAGCGATCCCCATAAGTCATTACTTCAAGGACGGAACCATAGGCGGCTAGTGTCTTAGTCTTAGTTACCTTAATGAAGGCGGAACTGGCAAAGGGATTCTTATGGCGGAGGGCACTCAGTTGAGCTTGCTCCTCTGGACTATACATCCCTCGGAACTGATCAAAGCTCCTGATCCAATCTGCCTCATACTGGTTACGATGGGTACGTGCTTCTACGAATAATCCTTGTACGAAGCCCCCCGCCATATTAGCAGTAGCCAATTCATTAGTCACTTCGGCAGCAACATCGTCTGCTGGTGCTGGTACGTGGCTAGTCTCATTCTTATTAAGAGTCATATATTTAATATCCGAATGTTGTATTGACTACTGGAGGTAGATTAGAGAATCCGTTATTGAACGGGCCAGTAGGATTTGTTGGAGGTGGGAGAGCCATGAGAGCATATCGTAATGCGTCATAAGCATGATCTTCCATATGAGTGTCTACATCGTCTGGGTCGTTCTTACTTACCATCAGACTACTAAGTTCTTTAGTTATCTGCTTACAAGTACTGAACATCTTAAGCTTAGGTTCCTTAAACTCAGGATCGATGTGCAGGTATTTATGTAAAAGGTTCTTACCATGTATGCGACTACCCTTACGTTTGTCGGCGTGCATATTCATGAGACCTTCATCTATCATCTCTTGTTCTACTGTTGGGCCGGTGATACCAGATGTAACTGCTACACCTCCATCAATGACACCAAACTGTATACGTTCTTCTCGTTCTGCTGCTAGTACGGAGATAGCAAACTTATCTGCTGTGACACCTGAGGTGACGTGCTCTCTGTATACCCATAGGTTATCATCGAAGTCTTTAGCTATCCAGAGGCAGACTGCTTTAGAGCGGTAGCCCCAATCAATTGCTCTGTAACGAGGCCAGCTGTGGGGTACATCAAAAGGTTCTACTACATGTACTTCCTTAACGAAGTCTTCAAAGGCTAGGCCGTCAGCTGCATCGAAGTCACCATCTAACCACTGTCTCTTCTGGACTTCAGGTAATGAGGCGAGGTATGCTACGTACTGGGGATCCTTTTCAAGGGCAGTAGGGTTGTCAAAGATTGTAGACTTAATGTATTTCTTAGCGATAGTAATCTTACCAATGGGGGTATCAACTACATTCTTAATCGCTACGTTGTTCTCTCCCTGCTCCATGAAGTATTCTTTAATCCAGATACGTCCTGGGCCGGAGGGGTTAGTCGTAGAACGTACACGCACCGGAAGACCATCTGCTGTACTACGTGCTACTGACTTTAGCTTATCGTAATATTCTCTACTATCAAACTGTGATATCTCGTCGATACCTACCCAGTTAAATTCTCGTCCATGATACCGGTCATAATCATCCATGTGATCAAAGTAACCCATCTCAATGGTAGCCCCCGATGGGAAGACGAAGGTCTTCTCTTGCTCCTTCCACTTAACTCCCGGAGCTATCTGTGGATAGAGATCTCGGGCACGTCGTATAATCTCTCGTAGTGCTGGCATGGTACGTCGTACAATCAATGCACGGAAATGTTTAGCTGAGGGGTATGTTACAGGATCAATGAATCTAATACAATCCATTAGTAAGCAATCTGATTTACCACTACCACGTCCACCACAGAACAGTACCTCATATTCAGAGGAGGCTAGGAAGTCTTCTTGAGGCCCAGCATGGGGCATCCAGATTACGTTCTGGCTACTCTGTTCAGATACCTTCTTACTTCTGTCGAGGGCTTGGTTGTACCTATCCTGTAGTTCTGCTACAAGGTCAGTACCAAAGATGGTTTCTACTGGGGTAGCTATCTCTTCCTTGGTAGGGGTGGAGGTATCTACCTCAGCTTTCTTCTGCTTGAACTTCGTTGGGTCTACTAGCTTCTTCATCTGATGCGAGTTCAACTTCTGTTCTCGTATACTCTGTGCTAGGCTGGCAGCTTTCCGCTTCGACTCTAAATAATCGTTCTCGTTCATCTAATGGTAAGAGGCATTCATCTAGTGGGGGTCTGTATTTTAGTATCAGAGCCACAGCTGTATGCGACAATCCTTTCCGTTTGGTGTACTTACTTACAAAGGAAAAGTCATACTTGATCTTATGGAGTTCCTTATCAAGCCATACTGCAACTTTACGGAACGAAGATTGTTCCATTAGGTAACGGGCTTGTACGAGTAATTGGAACGCCTCATCGTTGGGCATCCCGTAAGTAACATTGTTGATGATCTGGAAGGAGTCATACCCAAGGGGTAGGTTCCCACTCTTATCAGGTAGTACGGGTAGACCGTACATACATCTAGCAACCTTTACCATAGCACTCACGTCTCTAAACGTCGGCTTCGGTAACCATCTCGCCATCTCCGACTTTCGCTTCAATGGCGTGTTGATCTTTGCTATTGGGTATTGTGGCCCCTTGATTGTCATCTTCGTATATAATAGCAGGTAGCATTACAACACCAACAGGCATCTGTATTTCTATTTCCTGCTTATCCTTTTTGGTTACACCAGCTCTGTCTAGTATTTGTACAGCTGCTGATAAGATCTTCTCTGATCCTGGCAAGGGGTTATCATCGTCTAGTACGGAACCAATCTTCATGGCAGCCTTAGGGGCTATCGAGAGGAAGTAGTTCTGTAGGTCATCCTGTAGTTTAGACTTGAGTGTGCGGATGAGCATGACAACAGATTGTGACTTGGGGAACCCAGCCACTACCTTGGCTATGTCAGGACACATAGTAGGGTTGTTCTCTTTATCAAATAGAGCCTGAAGAAAGAGTTCTTCTTTATTTGTTAGTTGATCTGACAAGGGTTACTTACCTGACTTGCCAGCTTTAACGTATTTGATGTTGGCTTCATTGAGGCCAGTACCACCAGAAGACTTTACGCTGCCTTTAAGGTATGTAGCATTAGCTTCGTTGTTTCCAACCTTAACGGATGAGGTAGCTTTAATAGTGCGTTTCATAGGTATCTCCTATATGAATGCGTATATGATTATGATTAATGATAGTGTGATTCCCATCAGTGCGCCCATTACCTTCTCGGAGGCTTCGGTTGCTTCACCTGTTATTGTACCGTTGAACTCATCTCTCTGGATGTCATGGTAGTGTCTGTATACTGGACCAGCTAACAGCATGGTTGCTGTCCATAGTAGTCCTACTGGTATCCAACTAGCGAAACCTAGAGTCAGTACGACTGATAGTGGTAGGGAGTATAACCCCCAACGAATGGACATAGCCATCGTCTTCCACTCTACACCTTCGATGTCTGTTGAGTCTGGGGTATACTTATAACCCATCAGCTTGTTTGTGATGGGGCGTACACCTCCTGCGAACTTCTCTTCTGAGGTATTCCGGAACCAGCTGGGGAATGCTTCACCCCACGAAGGAGCTAACATAGTTATGAAGCCTACGAATAGACCTACTAGTCCTGCACCTGCTAGGGTAGCTGTACCTAAGATACTCCAGTTAGTGAAGAGGAGTATGAAGGGTAGGGTAGCTAATGACCATGCAGTATAGTGGGCTATCTTGGGTAGCTTAAGGAATCGTTTGTCTGTATCTGTCCCACGCTCTCTGTTGCCCCAGATGAGTAGGGGTGCTAGTAGTAGGGAAATTAACGATAGATACTTCTTATTCATATTACTTACTTCCTAAGATTAGGAAGCCACCTATAATAAAGGTTAAGACCCATACTCCTAGCACGAAGCCTTTGAAGGACTTACTGTCACTGACAGCGGCTGCTCGGATATGGCAATAGGCTGCAACCAATGTACAACCCTGACGGAAGATGGTGTTAGGATACACCCCGTATTTAAATAAGGCTTCCTTGATAGGATGATCGTAATAGTCTGCTGTCCATGCAAGCCCCCAGTAGAGATTATCTACGATAGAACCTATGAAGCTAGCAAAGACACCAACCATAAACCATTGGACATCCTTCTTGTGTGTAACAAAGATTGCTTTCTTAGTAGGCTTCCACCACAGGGCTACTACAATTGCAGCTGCCAGTATAGTAGCGGGGGTTAACGCAAGTGAGATCAATGTGACATCATGATGTCTGGTATCTAATAAACCGGTAAGGTATTCTAACATCGAGGTCCTCTCTCTACTTCTCTTGTATTTTTAGCTCTGCGACTAATCGAGTAGATACGTCTTCTACTTTGTTAGAGTTAGTTATCGCTGTGGTTAATTCTTGGAGTACAGCTTTGGTACTCTCTCTCCCATCCCGTATCTCATCTCTCCACAGGGTGGAGTCTTCTTTTCTATCTAGACTATGTTGAGTCAATACCCTAGTAATAATCTTATAGAACATATACAGGGCAACGCCTGATACTCCTAATTCGGTTATTAACTTTAAGGATTCTGGGTTCATAGCACAAGGCTGCTAGGCTATCTGGCGACTACATACGTAGACCTGAAACAGTTGACCGTTAGGGCCGAACTTCTCAGTGGGGCCAGCAACTACTGTCCACTCTTCCCATTGATCACCAAAGGCTGCTTGCTTAGCTAGCTTGATCTCATCATTGGTAGGGACGCTGTTAGCAGGCCAATTACCTACTCCGACTTCTACTTGTTTCTCACGGAACTTAGGTACTGTAACTGTCATAATGTGTCTTTCGGGTAGGGAAGTTTATAATGCCCACTTGTTAGTGAGGTATGCTTCGACTGCTTCTCTATCGGTATCCGACAGGGCAGTGCTGTATATGATTAGTTCTGCAAATAGACCAGCTGCATCAATGGTAGTACCTGAGTAGTTACCCATCTCACTAATAGCGAAGTCACGAGCACCACTTGTATGAGTACTGTTATCACTATTACCATCTACCCACATTACACCCGTAGTGGGTGTTATTACAGATACGGATGTGTGCCAGCCTGTTCCGATACCATCTGAGTTGACTACACCCACACCAGCTGAGTTCATACGAATAGCTGAACCTAGGGAGGCATGTCCTTGGATAAAGAAGTTAGTACCATACGAAGGTGTACGGGCTAACCATGTACTGGGTGAGGTAGCCTGAGCTACGATGAAGATAGTGTGACTGGTTATAGCTCCTGTAAGCCCTACATTCCAGTCCATCTGATTGATACGAGAGAAGGTGATTACATTCAACCCATTCTTAGTATCTGAACCAGTTACTGGTTCTAGACCTGAGGTACCTAGTTGGAAATCTGCGTTATCTGATTTGTCGTTCCATCGATCTACATCACCTGAGGTATCAGTAATCGTGGATGTGTCTGCTGCGTCATACCAACGGAAGAGACCAGCTATGTCGTTAGGACTGAAGCTAGCATCCTCAGCGTATGTTATGAAGAAGGAGTCTCCCAGGCCCATCATCATCCCCTCTAGATTACAGATGTAACGAGGGTAATAACATTCGTCTCAGCAGAACCTGATACTAACTTAAGATGTCGTACACCACGAAGCTTAGCAATAAGGGCGCTAGTAAACGTGATATGCTCGGCTGCTGCTGATACAGTGAATGTAACATTGGTGCCAGTATCATCGGTAAGAGCTACGTAGGTAGCACCAGGGACACCTGCCACATAACCCACGGGGGCATGTACAGTAAAGGTTGTACCTACTAGACTAGCAGGGGTCACAACCCCAATAAGAGTTAGTCCTCCTAGATCTACGGAACCAGAGGCAGTAGCTCCAGCAAACTCAACTGTCTTATCAAACTGGGCATGGGAGCCTATGACTGTTACTTGATTCTTCATGATGTAGGGTTACCTTTTAATTCATATGTGGGAGTGACTCCCTTGGGTTTAATCTCGTAAGTATACCGAGGTAGGTTGGAGGGGTTGATTACAGCAACCACTGGTTCCTTAGCCCTTGCTTCGATATCTAATGCTAATTGTTCCCGTTCGTCATTCTTAGCCTTTAGCTCTGCGTGTCGTTTAAGCGTAGACTTCGTTACACGTTTACCACGGATAGTCTTAGGTGCTCGGGTCATGTGTGTATTCCTAGTTGGGTAGATCGGATGGGAG